ATTTTACGATAATTTCGTTATCGCCTTTAATCTCTAATGAGTTGACATTAACAAGAGCTTTAATAACATTCCCGACATTATCGGTTAAATGTACATTGCCCGAAGCCGTTTTAATTATGTTCATCTTAGTAAAAAATTATATTTGTTGAAGTATTCTTTTTTAATTCGCAAGCCCTACAATGGTTGCCAGTATGCTCATAATATCCGCAGTTGCATATTGAGCCACAGCTTCCACAATCGTCGTCACAAGGGCAATTTTTAGCGTCAAAAAGTGGGAAATCTGTCTTATTAGCGCAAAGGTAATTTTCGATTAAAGGCTTTAAATTGTCAATTCTTTGCATCATATTATCTTGTAAAAATCTCACACCATTAACGCCCGTATTTTGCGCAAATTCGCTATCGTTGGCATAAATACCCTTTGAACTTACCTGCATCGCCACAAAAGGCAAAACCTCGTAAAATACAGAATAAGCCGTGTATCTAAGTAAATAAGCCGTCCAGAAAGCTTCATAAACAGCGTTTGTCGGAAACTTTAAAACAATAGCCCCAACACTTGGATTGTAATTACTTTCTGCCGAATTTTGCTGCAATATCATATCCTCGTAAAGAGCGACACCGAGCAAAGGCACAATAAAACGCTCCTCCGAATCCTTAACGTGCGGGCTAATTTGGTTTAAGTCAAATCGAGCCGTAACGGGAGCGGGTCTGTAAACGCCCGTATTTACAACCTCAGCGGGTTTAATTAGTGTTTGCATCGTCTTCTATGTCTTGGGTTTCTGTTTGTTGTAATGGCTCAAAACCGAGCTCTTGACGCATTTCGTTAGCCGTTAAAATCTTTTCGACGGGTATATCCCCCGCAAAGCTCACTGGCATAGGCTTACTAATATCCAAAGCAATATTTGACCAATTTTCTCCTAAATATTTCCCTGCGTCCTGTATAATAGGATTTAAAAACTTTGTCAAAAATAGCCTTTGCATTGGACGTATTACGGTATGGTAAACAATATCAAACTCACTTCTAATTTGTTGGTTAGTTCCTAAACTTCCCGCAGTTCTTAAGCCCGTGAGCGACACCGACCACCTATGAGCCGCAATAATATTTGTTTGAGCTAAGTTTTGCAGCGTCATAAATTCGCCCTCTGCAGCCGAGTTTAAAACTTGCACGTCCGATTTATAAGTCGGGTCTCTTAATGCCTGAATAAACATTTTTGAGTTATTGCCAGTTCCCGTAAAACAATCTTTCATTGCCCTTACAACTTGCTGAGCTTCCTCCTGATTAGCCGAGCCAAACAAGCTAATAATTGCCGACGGAGTAAAACCGTTTTCAAACTTACTTTGGTTGAATTTCGGAATTCTATACTCAAGCTCTGCCCAAATTTTAGCACTAACCCAGTCAGGGATGCCCCAATATACCAAAGTAGGCTCGTAATTTTTAAGGTGGACAATGCTTTTTTCCACGTTCCCGAACTTTTCAAAGACTGGGAAAATAGGCAAATCCGTTGCATTGCTCGGAGTTATGTCCCACGCTTCCTCAAATTCACTTGATACGCCTATGTGAGTAGGGTAAATCTCGTCCTTTTTAGCCTTTCTCGGTCTGCACCAGTTAATCGGCAAAGGTCTTAAATAATATTTCTTTGTTTGCCCTACCTTAATACGCTGCACCTCGATAAAAGCATTGCCAAAACAAGCGAAGTCCTTTGCTATTTTAGCAGTAACTTCCTCAATATTTTCGCCCTCAGGAGTTACCGATGTAAGCCAAATATCAAGACTTTCTTTTTGCTCTTCCGTAATTGCTTCGAGTTCAATTTTTGCAGCCTTTGTCGAGCTTAAAACAGACATTGAGCTATAAGGTACACAATAAAAGCCGTCACCTAAAAAATAATTAACCTTTTGCTGAATAATTCCCGCAGTCGTTGGGCTGTTGTTTGTTATGGCTTGTATTCGGTCTAAACGGCAAAGGTCGTATGTTGAAAATGGTATGTATTCCCAGACCGTTCTATCCAAAATTTCTTTTGTAGGCTCCCTGAATATGTCGTCAACCTTAAAAGGGTTTATGCCAAGATTTAATCCACCCCAAGCATAAACCTTTTTTTCTTCCTTATTTTCCGTTTTAAGCGAATATCTTTTACTCATTGGTACTTTGTTCCGTTTCGTTGCTTAAATTGTCTATGACCTTGTTTTTTGGCTTTTTACCTACAAATTCAACGCCTTTATGCCCTGAATGGTATAAGTGCTCGAGTTGTTCCTGAGTTGCCTCTGCAAGATTGACCATAAATTTACTGCAAGTTACCAACGAATTTTTAAATTTATCATTTACTTTATACATAAAATAAAATTTTAACAAAAAAAGGGAGAGAAACAATAAGCCCTCCCCCTCCTTTCGATATTATTAAAACTATACTGGAATAACTACTGAAGCCTCCAAAGGTAGAGCCTGAACTGTACCTCTTGACGTCAAAGTTATTGTGCTTTGGTTTTGGTCGTTAATAGCCGTACCCGTAACCGTTTCAAAATTTGTAAGCTGAGCAGCGTAAGAAATTCCGAGCGTGGTTAAGTCGTTTGGAGCGCCCCACATCCAACGTGTGCCGTTGTTTTCCTCGTGAATTACTACAAAGCCGCAGCAGCAATCTTGAAGCTCTTGAATCGCCTCACGGGTAGCCAAAGCGTGACAAGGGAATACAGCAACCAAAGTTTGAGTAATAACTGTATTACAATTTGCACGTTCGCCAGTCTCGGTAAAGTTTGCAGTTTCTTGGTATGGTTCAAACTCATAAAATTTAGTAGCTCCTACCATAGTAATGCCGTCAACTTCGCCAGCTGTGATGCTTAGAGCTTGGACGTCCTCCTTAGAAGCCACCCAAAATTTAGCGACACCACCCGCGCAGCTATTAGCGCAATTTATTGTTAAACCTGATGTTAAACAAGACATATTATTTTTGTTTTATAGGTTATTAAAATTAGTATGCAACCGTAATGAGGTCAGAGTGTTTGTAGTTGAAACCTAAGAAAAACTTAGACTTAACTTTTAATTTTTCCTCTTCCTCATCGTGCCAAGCCAAAGCCTGATTTACTGGGTTAACGATGTCAGTTGCCAAAACCATATTTGTTCTTTCAGTATAAAGTACAAAGTTAGCATCTTGAACGCCTAAGTAAGAACCAGCGTATTGCTGCCAGTCATACATCGGCTTAACCTCTATACCGTTAAACGAAAGTCTTTGCGTTCCGTCTGTAAGGAGTGTCAAGTGAGCCGCTGAGCTTACACCGTTATTTTGCAAGTCTTGCAAATATTGGCGGTAAACATTAGCAGATACTAAGAATACTTTTTGAGCCTCAGGAACGGCAGCCAAAACGTTTGAGCTATTTTCCCAAACAGCACTCAAAAGGTCGATACCGTCACCCGCAGAAAGTGGAGTACCTGAGTTTGAGTTGATATATGGCACTAAGTTATTAGCAACCAATTGCGGGATATAAACAGACCACATACCGTCAGTTAAGTTCACAGCATCGTCAACACTTGCCTTGTTACCAAAGAAAGCTACTTTTAACATTTGCTTTTTAAGAGCCTGCACCATTCTTGTCATAAGAATCTGCATAAATACAGTGCCTTCCAAATTTGTTTGGCTTGTACCCGCTTTAAGTTTTTGTTTGTAAACAGTACCTACAAATTCGTCATAACAAAGCTCTAAGTTTACTTTGATTTCGTCAACCTCAATACAACGCTCGAATAAACCGAGTGCGCCTTTAGGAGTCCAACCGCAACCGTTTGCTAATTGCATAATGTCTTCCATTACGCCAACATAACCGATTTGCTGCTTATTATTTACGAGAACCATTGTCTCGAAAAGTGTTTCAATTTCAGCGTCAAAAAATACTGGTTTGAAAAGCATTTCCTGAGCCTGAGTTCCAACTAAGCCAATACGAAATTGACCTGCTTCAAAAGTTGCCATATTATTGATTTTTAAATTTTAGTTAATGAATTAAACAAGAGTCCAAGTTACTACTAAAGTAATATTGCCTCCGTCACTTACAAAGTTAATATCGCCTGTCTGAGCACCTGCTCCAAGTGTACCGTCAGCAACTGCAGGCAAAGTATATTTTTGACCTGGATAAATTACGCCTGCAAAGTTTGGAAGCGTCGCAGTCAATACGTCAGCAACTGGAGTTGCACTTGCAACCGTCAAAACCGTTGTACCCGTGTTATGAAGCTCAACCTCAAAATCGATATTAGTTCCGTCAGGGAATGAGCCGAGTGCTAAAGTAGTAATTGCAACCGAACCGCCTACCTCATAAAGAGCCAATACTGGAGCTTTTGCTGCAAGAGTATCAAGTACTAATATTCCTCCATCATAGCTAAAATTGTAAACTACTTTACAATTGCAACTAATCAAGTCACCCTCGCCAGTTTCCATAATTACAGTAACCGTCCAATCTGAACCGAGTAAGCTTGTTACATCGACAGAAAGGTCTGGGTCAATACCAGTACCAACAACGGTAACAAAATTACCTTGTCCGTCTGTGATTTGCATTTTGATATATTTAAAATCGTAAGTGCAAGTTACACTGCCGATATTTAAATTTGCAACCCCTTCGGTAACTGATAAAGTAGCTATCAATTCAAGTGTGCAAGCTCCGCACTCCTCAATTTTTAGTATTTCTGCATTTGCAGGGTTCGCAAGTGGGTTAGTTCTACCAACGAAATATTCTTCGCTGTTACCCTCCTGAAAAAAGTTTTCTTTATTGAATGGCATAATTTTAATTTTTATTGATTAAAGAATTGATAAACCTTGACGCCTGAGAAATTTGCTCATTTGTAAAACCATTGATGGGTTTAACCGTTTCGCTCGTTTCTGTTTTGTAGCTTATTTTAGCTTGGATTTCAGCTTCCATTGCTTCGAGTTGCTTTCTTTTTTCCTCGAGTTTTTGCTCTAAGTCTGAAAGTTCCGCAGCCTTTGCGCTAACCTCTGGGGCTTCTGTAACCGCCTCGATTGGTTCGCTTTCCTTTGCAGGCTCTTCGACATTTTCAGTCACTTCCTGAGCCGCCTCGATAGCCTCAACCGCTTCGCTCAATTCCGATTTAACCTCTTCGGTTATTTCAGCATTAAGACCGAGCCACGAAGCCAAAAGCTTTAGAAAGCTCTTTTTTTCTGCTTGCATATTTGATAAAATTTGTTTTGGAATGTTTTTAAAATTAGCCTCCGCCCTAACCTGAGCGAATGTATTTTCATATATTTTGTTTTCGTTTTCCTTTTCCTCAGTAATCATATCGATTAAACCAAAGTTCAAAGCTTCCTCAGATGTGAGCCACGTTTCGTCTTCCATCATTTTTTTAATAATGATATAGGTTTCGTCCTCGCTTCCGTTCACTAACTTATTATTTTTTTTGACCTTTTCGACATAGATGCTGAGCATATCCTCGTCAACCTTTTTCAGAAGCTCAATTGTATTTTGCATCTCGGCAGCGTTCCCAGTTACATATCCCCAAGAGTTATGAAGCATAAAAAACGAGTTCTTACTCATTTGAACTTTTTTTGCAGCCAGCAAAACAATTGTCGCAGCAGATGCTACAATACCGATGCCCCTGCTAATAGTTGAACCGCTATAATTTTTAATTAAAGCCTGCATTGCAAGACCCTCGAAAACATCACCGCCTGAGCTGCTCACATTGAGGATAATTTCCTGCCCGCCTGCATTCGTTAAAGCCGTTTGGAGCGTGTCCTTATTCTGACCGTCCTTGCCCCCTATCGTGCCAAATATATTAAATTCTAAAGCCATTTTTATCGCATTTGAAGCAAAGATATTTTTGGGCTTACTCAAAAAAAAACGATTAAACAAAAAAAGCACCCCCGCAGGAGTGCTAATTGAAACAAACTATTTTAAAACTAATTTAAAACGGAAGCTCGTCAGCGTAATTCATAAACTCTTTGTGTATTAACTTTTTTAATTTACTTTCAGACATACCCACTAATTCCGATAGGTCTTTCAAATCCTCATAATGTCCGTTGCAAGTTAAACTCAAAACTTCATATAAGGTGTTTGCAGTTATAAAAGTTTCGGACGGATGCTTATAAAACATTGCACGCCCTGCTATATTGTAAGTTAAACCGCCCTTGTCAATATAAAAATTGATTGAGCTATAAACGTGCACAGCGTTTTGAATTACTTTATAAAGTTTCATATTGTAGGTTTAAAAGTCAAACAAATAGTCAGCTTCCAAAGCTAATTTTTTATAAGGGCAATTATCGCCTCCCTCGTTTTCATTGACATAGTTTTCAATATTCTTATTGTCAAAGATAGTATATTTATCTCTATCCCAGTGAATTTCATCAACCTCAATGTAAGACGTTCCGTAATCGTAACCAATACGCCCGTGCATTTCATATTCTCCAATGCCGTCGTTAGTAATGTAAAAAGCACTTTCAGGAGCGTAAAACTCGACTTCGCCAATTATTGGGAGCTCAATATAAATATAAATGTTTTTAGTAGACATAGTTTTAATTTTAAAGTGTGAAAAAAAGTTCGGTTTTAAAGGTTGACCGAAAACCTTGATATTTTATTTTATTCTTATATAAAAGTTATTCATTTGGCAAACTGTACAATCTATTCCTGAATGTTGTAATTTTATTTGAGCTTTAGTTGCCTGAGTTAAGTTTTGGTATTTAACAGCGTGCATTCCAAATCTTTTGTCATTTTTTGCTAAAACTGTGATACCATTTCTAAGTTTTACTGTTTCGATAGTTTGCGTTGTCATAATCTTAATTTTTTGAAGTTTAAATAATTCCTTTTCTTAATTCGTTGTTACAAAGGTAAAACAACTCAGTGAATAAAAAAAGCTTTTGCCAATTTTTTTTTAAAATATTTTAATTTTTTTTTCAAATATCAAACTTATTCGGGAAAAAGTATGTATAATGATTGCTCAAAATGTTATAAATAGCCGTTTGCTCTAAGGGTAAAATCTTTGTGAGTTCATTAACCGCCCTATCTTTTTTCTCAAATTCGACTATTAAAATAGGGTATAGCTTAATTACAACGTACCGATTAATAATTGACTGCCTGACAATATTGTGACGTATCAAAAAGGCGATAATCTTTTCAAGTTCCTTAACTTCCCCGAGCTTTTCAGTAAGTTCCTCAGTCAAAAGCTTACAAAATAGGCGACGGCTGTTCTTTTCTCGGTCACGGCTATAATTCTCAATCATAGGAAATTATTTCTAAAATACATTATTACTTTGCCCTTGCAGGCAGGACAGGTTAAATCATTTTGAATAAGCTTTTCGACCGTTTCGCCCCGACCCAGCGTTTTGATGTACCTATAATAAAGGTAAAAAAGCCTGCGGAGGTCTGCGTCATTGAATAGCATATTGCTTTTATTTCGTTCCATTATGTCGATAACCTCCGCTCGGTTTTCTTCTGGGATTTCTCTTATATACATACTTTAAATTTGTGCCGTTGCTCTAATTTCTTTGCGTTCGTTTCGGGCTTTGTCAACTTGGTCTTCAGTGCTCGCAGTGTAAACAACCTGAAGCCTATCAATACGGTTTTGCGTTTCAATAATCAAGTTTTGCATTAGGTTTAATCGGTTCGCTTCCTCACTAACTGCATTCATTTGGTCGGCTAAAAATCCAGACGGTGCACCAACTAATCCACCCGTTGCAAAGTTAGGAATTTTCGCAGCCTTTAAAGCACGATAGCCAATTCTTTTTTGCTGAGCCTGATTCAATACTACCTCACCAGTTTTAAGCGTTGCCAGTACATTGTCGCCATTACTAAGGGGCTTAATATTGCCTCTGCTCGTAACCTTGCCACCGCCTGCAAATTGGACTATTTCGTCACCCATACCAACTACCCCACCTTTTGCAAGTGGCTGTGCTGCAATTATAGCCGTTTGAGCCGCTCCTAAAATTCCCGCTATTACTGCCGCTGGAATATTCGGGGCAGGTGGTGTAAAATATGCTGCAGATACTGCCAAAGCCGTATTTATAATTGATTGTAAGATAGCCTGAGCCTTTTGCTGTTTAGCCGCTTTCTTTGCCAGTTCCTCTTTAGCCTGCTCTAATTTTTGAGCGTTTGCAATTTCGGCTTCAAGTTGCTGCTCATAAAATTGACGTCTTAAACCTGTACTGTTGTCTATTTCCTCTTGAAGTTTATCTTGCCTTTGCTGTGAGCGTTCTAAGGCTTCATTATACCTTGCCTCTTGCCTTTCATTTGCTACATTCAAAGCCTCAAAGAATACGTCGGTAAAATCCTTAATAGTATTAAGTGCATCCTCAAAACTCTTTTTGCGGGCTGCAAGTTGTTCGTCTGCATTCTTTTTGACGTTTTGGGTCTGTTGCCTTTCAAGGTCTGAAAGTTCGGTATTAAGCTTTTGACGGGCTAATAAAACGGCATCATATTCCTCTTGAGCAATGTCAACTCTTTTTTTTCCGTTTTCATCTAATAGTTGAGCCTCAGCATCGTTAAGGGCTTGTATTTGATTTCGAATATTTGCAATTTTGTCGGCTATTTCCTGCTCGGCTGCTAACCGTATAAGCTCCTCCCTTTTCTTTGCATCCGTTTCGTTTTGCAAAAGTTTATTTAGGGTCTCTTTATTTTTTAGCTCCCTCATTTCGCCAGTCTTTTCGATGTAGTCAAGCTCACTATTAAGAAAATCGTCCCTTAATTGTCTAAGCTTTTCGGCTGTTTCGATAGCCTTTTCAATCTGAGCCTTTGAGTCCTCGTCAATTACTTTTTTTCTTTCATTTAAACGCTGTATGTCTAATTGAGCTAAAATTTGGTTTTGTAGCTTTTGAATTTCGAGCAATTCCGCCTCACTTTGTGTTGTAGTATTTTTTAAATCGTCATATTGCTTTTGTAGTGCTGCCTTTTGCTGCTCATAATTATTGTCAATTTCTTTTAGCTCCTTTTCCGTGCCCTCTTGCATGCTTTTAATACGTTCATCGACTAACCTTGCATTAAGTTCAATAATCAAAGCTAAACGAGCTTTCTCGCTTTTTTCCTCTTCCTCTTGAAACTTTTTCCGTTCCTCAGCGGCTTTCTTTGCGGCTTCCTCTTGCTGTTTTTGTTGTTCCTTTAGTTGCTCGACATTGACTTTTAAAAGCGTTTGCCCCGCCTTTTTTTCTTCCTCTATTTGTTTAACGTTCCCAGCTTTTTTTGCATCGTTATACCCTTTAGCAAAAGCCTCAAATACAGAGCCGCCACTTTTACCGAGTGCCGCTTGCTGCTTTTTTAAATTGTCGATTGATTCCTGAACACTCGCACCGAAAACACCTTTAACCTGCTCAGCAAATATTTGAGCTTCAAAGTATAAAGATTGGAATGTATTAACAAAGTTTTTACCGACTTGCTGCAATGCTGATACAACCCCCGAAAAAACCGCAGGCAAATTTTGTATTCCGCTTATAACGTTCTCAATTGCATTCCCTATATTAGTAAATACTGATTGTAAAAATGGGCTTTGCTGAATTACGTTATTGACTGTATCATACCAACTCGCAAGGGCATTAGCTACAAAAGTTAAAGCCGTACTCGCTAATGTCAAAGGTGCTAATAAAAAGCCGACAACTACTTTAAGCCCGTTAAACCCTACGTTTGCGAGTTTAAGATTGGCAAAAACATTTTGGAATGAAGCTGTTACTCTACTAATCGCATCCCCAAACGGTTTAAAAATGTCGATTATCTCAGCAATAACTTGAAAAAAGCCAGTTTCGAGCTGCTTACCTAAGTTCTTAACGCCACCTGTTTGCTTTTCAATTCTATTTGCAATTTCAATTTGCGATAATGCAAGTTCTCGGTTAGTATTTACAGCCTCTTTGTTCTTTTGCGAAAAGTCGCTAATCTCACCGCTCGCACTTTTAAAAGCTTCTGGATATTCCGTTATGGCTTTAAGGTATTCATCAGCATTCCCACGCCCCTCGACAAGTGTGCCCTCTAATTTACCTAAAGCTTCCTCAAAGCTTATACCTAAACTTTTACTAAGCGATTCAGCAGCGGCCGAAATTGTCCTCGCATCCGTGTTGAAAGTTTCAGCAAGTGCCGTTGTTGAAGCTGTGAGGCTATTAAGGTCGTTACCATAAGCCCCAGAAAATTCAGCAACCGTGTTTTCAGTTTCGTTAATTTTAGCGATAAATTGGTCAAGCTTTTGAATTGCCTGCCCGATTAGCTTTGCACCCTGAAAAGCTACAAAGCCCCCGATTAAAGCCTTACCAAAGCCCGATAAATTGCCCTGATTATCCTTTAATTGGTTCGAAAAAGCCTCAAAGCCTGGAATTGTTTGGTTTAATGACCTTGTTATTCTTTGAAAAGTTCTGGGATAGTTACCAACATTTCTTTGAAATTGCCCTACATTGCCGTCAACTTTTTTTAGCTGTTGGTCAAGTTGCTGTATTTCTTTTTGTAGTTTGTCGAGTTCATCCGCACTTTTTGAGCCGTCTAAAGCAGCGTTCTTGAATTCCTTTCTAAGGCGGTTTAATTTGGCGCTTGCCTTATCATACGCTCCGAGTGAACTTTCCTCTAAGAATGATTTATTAACGTCGTCCTGAGCCTTTTTAAGAGCCTTTTGCTGTGCCGTTAATTGCCCGACAGTTTGTTGTAATTCCGAAAATTGTTTTTTACCCTCTTCAGTAGTTACATCGAGAGCGTTCATTTGTTTTGTAGTATCTGCAATTGCAGCATTCAAAGAATTTATTGAATTTATACCGTCTATTTCGATTGTAAAGCCGACTACTGTTTGTGCCATTATATATTAACTTTTGATTGTATTTGTGTATTTTGGATTCTGTCCTCAGCGTCAACCTCTTTGAAGTCTTGAATTAAATAGGTCTTTGTTGAGCCACTTTTTGAAACGTCAAAGGTGTTCACCTCTTGCAAGATATAAGTATCTGAGTTAATTATTACCCTATGTCTAAAGGTTAAATTTTGTATCATTACAATGTCCCAGTACATATAAATTTCGAGCTGTTTGCCGTTTTGCCAACGTACCAATTCAGGCAAATAAAAACGTTTCATTAGCCCCGTAATATTAAACCCGTTCACAGTATCGTCCGAAAAGCTTAGCGAAGTTTGATAGCCCGCAGTATCATTATAGTCAACCATATAAGCTAAAGGAGCTTCCTCAACTATTACGCCCGTGCTACTCTTAACGTTTATTGTACCATTATAGCCCGAAATAAGCTGCTCACTAATTAAAAGGCGGGGCAATACATCAATATTCTTTTCGGTACTTGTCGGCGTTTCAAGGTAGTTTGTCGACCAGATAATTGGAATTATTGGGTCTTTTGCGCTTCCCGTTGCTTTAATTTCACTATCTACTATTGTAATTGTCGGGGCAAAAAAAGGATTTTCGAGGACGTTCGGGTTTACGCTAAACCTATTAGCTTGGAAGTTGTAACGAGCCGATAAAAGTCCCACGTTTTGTCCTATATTCATTGCTTCAACTGTCGGGTCGTTGCTGTCCGCTTGCCACATCAAAGTTATTGAACTATCCATTTTAGTGTCCGAAACAAGCTCACCGCCTTTAAGTAAATCGACCTTTTTTGTTAGGTTGTCATTACGATAATAAAAGCCCGTTTTAAACTCTCGAACGTTTGGAAGTGGGAAAGCCCTATCTTCTAATAAATAGCGGTCTGCAGGGTCAATCCGTACTGAGCGAGCCCCTTCGTCAGTTTCAAATACTAAATTGAAAGCGTGTGCAAGCCCTTTGATAAAATCTAAAGCCGACCAACTTTTATTGATTAAGTATTTAAAATCTAAAATAGTGTTATCAACAATCTCAGCCTCGCCAGTAATTTTCCAAAATACATAAACGTCAGCAGTACCACCGCCACCGCCGCCACCTGCAAGACCCGTTAAATAAACACTATCACCTGCATTAAGTGGCAAAATAATTTCACCCCTTAATATTGTATCTGTTGTGAAAGGTTGTGGACCAGTCAAATTATAATCTCCAATTACATAGGTTGACGGTGTGCCGTTTATGCTTAATAAAATCGTCATACCGTAGGCGATTGTAATATTTGTAATATCCGAGCCAAACTCAAATAAATAAAACCCCGTTTGTGGGACAATATATTCGCCCGTTAAATTATTATAAGGGTTTGCGCCAATCAAAGGGGCTGTTATTTGATTAGGAAGTACATAAATTGGAGCACTTGTATAATTTATTTGAGTGTCATTAGCCTCAATATTTAAATAATCAATACCATACTGAGTGTCGTTTATTCTGTCAGTTATCGGAATAGGTAAAACCAATTTAGAAAACCAATCCGTCGTAATTAAATTTGAGGCTATTGTATAACCTATTGAAGCGAAAATCTTTTCTAAAATATGCCTGACAAAAAGCGCAGGTGTTGACTCTAAAGCGTCAGCCTGCCCGAATACGTCCCAATCTCTCCACTTAATCAAAATATACTTATAAAAGTCCGTTGCATAGGTATAGTCCCAA